TAGTCTGAATATCACCTGCGGCAATGGCAATAGTTGTATTGGAGTTAATCAAGGTGGATACGTCTGCTCCAGCCCCGTTCTTTGCGGCGAAACCGGCATACAAAGTATCGAGCGAATGGCCGTATTTGAAGACACGACCATCCCAAGTTATACCCCGTGTTCCGTAAATATACCGTTGAGTTGTCTCTGCGGTATAGTAACCATACATATTGTCGCCTGTGTGGTCGTGTGGCGACGCGCCCCAGTCTAAGGGACGATGAGGATATTGAAATTGTGTACTCATAATAAGTCTCCTTTTACTGGGTATCGAGCGTAATGCCCACAACTGCGGGGCCTTCGACTCTGGTTGCTCCGACGCTGGTCTCAACATAGACCTGCACTGTATAGTTTTTCGTGGGAAGCCTGTCCACTTCTACCGTCGGCTCTTCACGGACTGATAGAACAATCGCGTCCTGAGCGAAGGCATAGCACTTGGTCGCGCCGGTGTCGGTGTCATCGGCAGCGAGTCTCGTACTCTTAATGAACTTGAATCCCATGAACGTATCAATCTGGCCCTGAGCAAGCGCTTTCACTGTGTTATAGTCAGCACTTTTGACCTCGGTTGTGTTGAGCAACTGATTGATATTGTAGGGGTTGGTTACGAAATAACGCTGTCTCTCGTCGTCGATTTCAGCATCGTCAAGTAACTGTTTACAGGTTAATAGTTTAGCAATAGTAAGACCTGTTTCGGTCACATCGCTCCAATCGCTTCCTGCGACACGGATAGCACCATCGGATTGTACCAATCTACACTCGCCAACGTCGTAGTTATTCACCGTAGTAGCCCCGGCATGACCGCTATAAGCAGGCCCACCGAGCGCGGCGATAATAACGTCGTCGATTGTACGGTTAGCGGCAGCAACGGCATTGGTAACATAAGTCGATTGTGGGTCGATGAGCATTTTCAGCTTATCGAGCTTATCAATCTTATCAGACCAGTTGTAGTCTGCCGTTGTGAGCTTTCTCCGTGAGTGGGCGGTATCAATCTGGGGGGTATCACCGTGCCTGTCTGCGATGAGCTGCATGGCCGTTGGCCCTACTCGCTCTACGTACATCGTATCGCCGGTAAAGTCTTCCATCCTGCAACAGCCTCTCAGCTTTGATGTCTTTTGCTGAGATAAGAGCAGGATGTTGGCTTTGTAGGCATCTACAAATGCAACAGGTATCTGTGTACTCATTTAGATAACCTTCCAATAAATTTTCTGATTGCTCGGAATGGTTGTCCGTCGTACGGGACATTCCTATCTAACGTAGATAAGCGTGCGGCCTACCGCAATTTTCCGGGGCTTTCAGTAAATGAAAGGTTATCCGTATTTATGAAGCCTCAAGGGGACTGTATCAGGTTATCCCTTTTGACTTATTTAACTGATTTCTTAATGCCATTACCTGGTCTATCAACGGCCCTCGTACCTTCTTATCAGAACTCATGTATGCCGGTCTCTGCATAATCTCTGTTATCTGGGTCTGAATATCGCCGGGGGTAGGAACCTGACTGACCTTAATAGAGCCGTGTTCGGCGAACTTACTGCCGAGGTTAGACGAGTATTCGGTGAAGTCAGGGTCGTGACCGAACTTCTCGATTACCCTCGCCTTCAGTTCCGAGTCGCCCATAGTACCCTGCTCTATTGCAAGGTTGCCTAAATGTAACTTAGACTCGTAAGCCGCTCCCCATTTCTGGTTAAGACTGTCTTTAGCTGTCATTACCTCGGCTTCTCTTGCCTGCTTATTAGCGGTATCGCCGAGTATGACCTCGCCGTTATTCTTTTCAAATATCTGCTTTGCCTGAGTAGCACTAAGTCCTATCTTGTGCATGAACTCACTCCAGTCAAGCATTCTGGAATCACTCCAGTATTCGTCAGGCATACCTTCCGGTCTGGCAAGGCCATAGTCTGCCGGAGTAGCAGGACGGCCGCCCGCTTCGTGGAATGCGTTCCAGTCTTCCTCGGTGTACTTATCGCCGGGTTTGGTCATCATATCCGTACCGACCATCTTGCGTACCTGTAGGTAGCTCTTAGAGAGGTCGTTTACGTTAGTGAACCTCTTGAGTGTTTCATCACCATTGTGCCAACCTTCTCTTAACTTGCCTTCGGCGTCTGCGTACGGCACGGCAGTCGTAGTATCCTCAGTTGTGTCTGTTGTTTCTGTCGTTTCGTTATCCATTATTTACTTCCTTCACTTTCTTGGGTTCTCTTTCTATCTGTTTCAGTATGTAAACGAACATACTACGTTGCGCTTCCTGCTCTATTAAAATGTTCACGTCTATCGGCTTCGACCTCGGGAAAGCACTCCTGCTGAATATCGTCTTGACCTCAAGGTCGTGTAAGACTCTCAATCCCGAAGGAGTACCAAACACAGTCCGATAGTCTATTACCAGCTGGTCGGGTTCGGCTCTTTTTTCGTTTCTCAATTTTCGCCATAGTTCGTTAAACATTCATCAAAGCCTCCGCCGGACTGCCCTGCTCCGGCGCTCCCGTACTCTGCCCGTAAGCCTGACCTAACTGCTGCGCCATCTCTGCCGCCTGCCGTTCGGCCTGCTGTTCGGCTCGTTGCTGTCTTAGTTCTTCTCTTGCTTCAACTTCGTTCATATCTTCGAGTCTTACGCCCATCTTGCGCCCGAGGTTCCTATAACCCTCGTCAACGTTGACGTTATCGAGTATTCCCGGTACTGTTTCGGACAGTTCCACACCTACCGCTATCCATCGCTGGAAGGCAGTGGCCTGACCGGACGATAAGGCGTTGGCCATAAGGCCAAGTGACTCTATCTCCACCAGATTCAATCCTTCCGGCGGACGTTCTATTATGCCGTTCCTTATGCAAAGATTGAGACATCTGAATATCTGGGGCTTGAATAGCTCGCTCCAAAGCCTGAGTACCGGCTGGCCTGCACGCTTCAATCCTTCGAGCATCCTCTCCCTGATTTCAAGGGTAGTCCTTCTATCGCCCGTCAAGTCCTGCAATGGTTGGAATACGTCCTTGTACCACATGGTATGAATAACGTCTCTCTGCATCTCTATCGTCTTTTCGGAGATATTGAAATTGCCCTGACTGCCGGGAACGGGCATTGAAATAGGTATCTCCGGAACCGTATTCACCGCGCCCGGATAGACTTTATATTCGTCTTCGAAGCTCTGCAAAACGTCCCTGGCCGGATTGACGTGCTTATTAGCGCATTCGTTGAAGTCAACCATCATTTGATTGACTACCCGTATCTGTTTAAGGCCTTCGGTTCCCTGACCCCTGCCCATTATCTCGCCGGTAGTCTTCATCCATCTCGGAGTCTGGTATGGAAATTCGAAGAAGCCGCCCTCTTCAATTTCGTTCTTATCTTTCAGGCCAATGTAAATAGATTCATACGTAGCGTTCAAAGAGTCAGTGAATCGCGGGTTCCTCATTTCTCTCGGCTGGACTGTGTGAAGGAATTGAAAAATTTCGTTCTTTTTAGTTTCACTGCGGTATGCTTCGAGTACACTTTCGCCGACATTTTCTTCGCCCCACTTCTTTACAGCCTGCGTAGCGGTGTAAGGGAATTTCAGCATGTGGGTATCGACCATACCGTTTTCGTCTTCGAGAATGACATATAAGGAAATGTCGTAGTCTTTGAAATTGAGCTTTCTAAGTTTCGGTGAATACTCCGAGAATATGTCACCAGTACCGAAAACTATGATACTGCGCATAGTCTCGCCCATCTGCAACAGGTAGTTCGAGTCGAATAGCTCCCTGTGCAGCTTATCGGTAGCGTAAGCAAGATAGTTTGTAAACTCTTCCGAAATGCCGCCCATATTGTCTTTACTAACGTTCAACTGAAAGAAATACTCACCCGCCGGAATAATAGCGGACAGCATTCCGTCGGCCATTATCTTCGAGTCGGTAATGGCGGTATCGTCGGCGTGGGTAATCTTCTCCGCACCCTGGGCGTAGATATGGGTTATGTTGTTCTCTCTGGGGAAACATAAATCAGCCGTAGCCTGCCATAACGACCTGAAGCTGCCGAGCTTGTTGTACTCGGCTTCGTAACGTCTTATGTATTCTTCTGCTCTTTCAGTCATGTTACGGCCCGCCCATTAAAACTTTTTTATTATTAGTAACAGGAGCAAGCTCACCCGTCAGTATCG